ATGAGCTTGTCGGAGCTACGGTCAACGATGACAGCAGAAGAGGTTTTGGGTTGGAGCGCGTATTTTAAAATTTTGAACGAAGAGCAGGAGAAGGAATTAGCAAAGGCCCGTAGGCGCAGGTAGAGTGTTACGACAGGTCGTGAGTTTTGCCGCGTGACTTCCTCGTATAGCGCAAATATTGTTGTAAACGTCCAGAATCAGAAAAGTCTTGAAAGAACGGTTGCGACTGTAGGCAGGCTTAACAGTTTAATTAAACAATTAAAACCAATCAATCTTCTTGCTCCAGGCTCTGGTTCTGGGGCGGATGCGGTCAGGACCGCAATGACGGAGGTTATCAAGAAAGCGAAGTTAGCAAATAATTCTATAGCCGGAATTTCAGCAACTTTTGCTGGCGCATCAAGCCAAGCGTCTGCTTTTAGCGAAATTCTTGCAAACGTTAAAATTGACAAATTAAAAGCAGGAAAGACTCTTTTAGAGTCTCAAAATGCAGAAGTTCGGGAACTAGCTTCAGCGTTTGCAAAAGCCGAAGGGAAGGCCGGAGAGTTACAAAAAAGATATCAAGGGCTGCTTCAGGCTGCGCGACAAGCAGAAGGTCTTGCTATTGGCCCTGCAACAGAGTTAGGAACTTTGGAGGCAGAGCTACAAAAAAGAACATACTATGAAAAACAAATAACAGAAGAAAAGAGAAAACAAGAGCGTTTAGATAAAGAAGCTATCGCCTCGGCAAGAAGCAGGAGGCGAGACGCTGCAAGAAGAAGTGAGACCAGAAGACGAGACATCCTTACAGGCGCTGGCTTCCCACTGTTGTTTGGCGGAGGCCCGCTCCAGGCATTAGCAGGTGGTATTGGTGGAGCGGCAGGTGGCTTAGGCGGATCAATCGCTGCCAGCGCAATTACTGCACAGGTCGAAGCATTCGCGAAAGAAGCGGCAAAGGTTGGCCAAGCGTTGAACTCAACCAGTGGTGCGTTGGAGTTAATGCGTGAAAAATCTTTGTTTAGCACCGATGCAGCAAAAGAGCGTGCTGTTGAATTGGAGAATCTGGGGCAAGTAGAGGAGTTAGCGGCACATCTTGGCAAGGAAATGGCAAATGCAATTGGTAATGAAGGCGTCAAGGCATTGCAGGACTTAGGCGATACAACAAAAGAAACAACAAGGCTTTGGAACTTACTGACTGTGCAGTTATTTAGGTTGATTTCTGGCCCACTTAATGCCTTCTTAGAAGTTGTCAATGAAGCTCTTGGTGGCATTACGGTACAACAACAAGTTGAGGCTCGAAAGGCAGACCTTGGAGCGGATGGCGCAGCGGCGCTGGACGCTCGAATTGCTGAGTTAGTGGCGGGTGACGACTCCGGAATAACCGAGAAAAGGAAACGTAGGGGATTCAAAGGTGCTGGAGGGTTAAGTAAGACTGAAGCCCGGACGCAAGCTTTGGGTGAAGCCCCATTCCAAGTTACTGCCAAGCCGCTCCCGATCACAAAACAAGACCAAAGAGACTTTTCAATCAGTGGCGGACGTACTAAAAAAGATCGTCTTCCAAGCCTGGACATTGAGCTTGGTCTAAAAGAAAAACTGCTCGTTCTTAATAAACAAATTGCACAAGCAGTGCTTGATGAGGACAAGGTAACTCAGACTCTTCTTGAAAAAGAAAAAGTTAGAGAAGTCCTTGCCGCTGATATAGATAAAATTAAAACAAAAGGCCTTAAGGCAGAAGTAGAGGCTAAAGAGATTGCTATCTCTAGAGTTGACGCAGCGCAAAAGATTCAAAACATCGACAGCAAAGCAGCGCAAGCTAAAGCCCAAGAAGCGAAAAAAGTAGAAGAGCTTGTTGGAAACTTAGAGAATGAAGGAGCTTTGATACAGGCCAAGTTAGATGGCAGGGAGGATGAAGTTAGGTTGACGCAAGAGATTGCTGAAAAAACCGAAGGGCTAGAAAAGGGAGACGCAGCAAGAGTTGAAAGTCTAATTAGAGGCAACGCTCAACTAAAAGAGCAAGCTGCTATTGCAGACAAAATGCAAAAAATTTATGACCAAATTGGTCAAAGCATTGCTAGCGGTGTTGTTGATACCCTCAGTGCTGCAGTAGACCAAACTAAATCTCTTGCGGACGCTGCCGCAAACACGCTTCGTAACGTTGCAAGCATCCTTTTGCAACTTGGTGTCAATACTGCTCTCAAGGGCACCGGGTCTAGCCTGTTTAGCGGTCTTACAGGATTTGCAGATGGAGGCCGCCCGCCAGTTGGCAAGCCTTCAATCGTGGGTGAGCGCGGGCCTGAGCTATTCGTTCCAAACACTTCTGGCACAATCGTTCCAAACAACAAACTTGGCGGTGGTGGTGCGACAAACGTTGTCGTCAACGTCGATGCCAAAGGCAGTTCCGCTTCAGGTGACAGTGGTGCCGGTAAACAGCTCGGAGGGTTGATTGGAGCGGCTGTGCAGGCAGAATTGATCAAGCAACAACGACCTGGAGGCTTATTGTCTAGCTAATGAGTACCTTCCCCGATTTTGATCCCGCACCAGGGATGACAAAGCAAAGTGCGCCAGCGGTGCGCTCAATTCAGTTTGGGAGTGGTTATAGCCAGCGAGCAACGTTTGGCATTAACCAGAATCCCAAGATCTATAACCTGACGTTCCGAATATCTGAGACGGAAGCCGACACCATCGAAGCATTCCTAGATGCGCGTGGTGGCGTCGAAAGTTTTAGCTACACGCCACCAGGCGAAGCATCCAGCAGTAAATTCGTTTGCCAGGAATGGACAAAGACGATTTCCTTCGTTGATCGAGCTGAAGTCATCGCTACTTTCGTTCAGGTATTTGAAACCTAATGGCTTATCGGTACGACTTACATAAATGGGAAGCTGCAAAAGCTTACGCGTTTGGCGATGTTGTTCGTGCCAACCCCAACAGGGGTAACACGCTTGCGTTTAAGTGCATTGTTGCTGGAACGACAGACACCCTTGATACTTACTCAGAGTTTGAGTACGACGAGCCTGCTTTTCCATTCAAAATTACGCAGACGTTAGTTGATGGAACGTGTACTTGGGAAGCGTTTGAGCCATTAGCAGAAGAGCTACTTCGCCTTGCCCCAACAGCAGTTATTGATCTTTATGAGATTGTTTTAACGACAGCAGTAAACGGTACTGACGCCATAATAAGGTATCACCCCGGCAAAAATGGATTAACTGAAGAGATTAAATTTGACGGCAACTCTTACCCCGCAGTACCTGTTGAAATTGATGGGTTTGAGTTTGCGTCAAACGGAACATTACCTCGTCCTAGGCTGAAAGTAGCCAACGTCAACAATGCTATTACGGCGTTAATACTCTTATATAATCCTTTAGCGGCTAAGGTCCAAAGAATTCGCACATTTGCCAAGTTTATTGATACGGTAAACTTTAATCAGCAAGTCCCGTTTGCCCCAGAAGAAGATATTGAAGATTTTTTGGTAGCAGAAAACAATAACCGTTTGATCGCACAAACCTTTAACGATACTTCCGACCCTAATGCAAAAATGGTCGAAACTTGGTACATCGATCGTGTGTCAGCTGAAAACCCGCAATTTGTTGAATTTGAGCTAGCACCAAAGATTGACCTTGTTAATGTTGGGCTGCCCCGGCGAACAATCGAAGAGTTTTGCCCGTGGAAGTACCGAGGCGAGAGGTGCGGTTACAAAGGAAGATCTTGCTTCACTGTTAACGATTCGACCCTTTCCGATTCAGAAAAGGTGATAGTAAATGGTGTCGTTATTAACGATATTTGCGGCAAACGTGTGTCCAGTTGCCAGGCAAGATTTGGCAGGGCAGACACTCTCCCTTTCGGTGGGTTTTATGGGGCAAGACTTCAGGCTTAACGCGGTAAAGCACGCCAAGACTGTCTGTCCTGAAGAGGCTTGCGGTTTGGTTGTTAATGGACGGTACTTTCCTTGTCGCAACATCGCGCTAGACCCCAGTACAGATTTTGCAATCAATCCTGCTGACTATGCCCGTGCGATGTTTGCTGGAACGATTGAAGCCGTGGTGCATTCACACCCAGCTGGAACACCTGTAAGCGAAGAAGATCGCAAAGCCTGCACGCAAACCAAGGTTCCTTGGTACGTTTACTCTGTGCCAGATGATCAATGGTTAACTATCGAGCCTTGCTAGGCCGTCAATGGGATTACGGCAAGACTGATTGCTACTCCTTGCTTCGCGAGTATTACGGGTTGCTTGGAATCGACTTGCCAGACTTTCCGCGTCCTGAGTCTTTGGAGCGTACCCACAGCATCTTTTTAAAGTATGCACGGGCTATTGGCTTTGAGCTGGTGCCTTTTGATGAGCGGTGTGAGCATGATGTTTTGATCATGCGGCTTGGCACTAAGAACCCAATGCACGCAGCAATTTATGTGGGAGACGATAAGATTTTGCACCAGCGAATGAACAGCATCAGTGCTTTAGAGCCTTTAGGGCGTTACTATAGGCAAAGCGTTGCGGCAGTTTTTCGCCATGCAGCTAGTTCTGTTGGCGGGTGAGCTGGGCGAAAAGTATGGCCAGCAACACGAGTATTACAACCTTCAAACGCCTGCTGATGCAATAAAGCTGCTTTGCATCAACTATCCAGCGTTAAAAGGCGAGTTAATTGAAGCGCACCAAAACGGCGTTGGGTACAAGGTAATCCAGGGCGGTGCGGCAATGGGATATGACGAGTTGCAATTACCGTTTGGCAGCAAGCCATTGCTGGTAGTGCCTGTCATCTCAGGTTCTGGTGGCCAAGGTACAGGACAAATTTTGCTTGGCATTGGCTTGGTTGCAGCTTCGTTCTTGCTGCCAGGTGCGGGCCTGTTTGGGGCGACCAGTGCTTTTGGCGTAGGTGCGTTAACCACTGCAGCGGGTACAGCCACTCTTGCAACAACGCTTGGCACAGCATTAAGTGCAGTCGGCGCAAGCTTGATTCTTTCTGGAACGGCAAGTCTTATTTCGCCACAGCCGCAACTTCCTACCCTTGGCAAAGGAAGAATTAAAGGCGAGGGCACCAGCGTAAGAGGCGTAGGGCCAAGTGGAATTACTAGAGGTGCTTCAGGTATTCAGTCTTATGCGTTTACCGGGCCTGCAAATACGGTTGGGACAGGCGCAACATTGCCTGTTATCTATGGCCGTGTGATCACCGGAAGTCATTTATTAGCAGCTAATTTAGAAGTTTCTGACACGTCCGACCCGCTGCTAATGGCTACGCAAACGCCAGGTGTGGGCACTGTAACAATTAATGGGGAAAAACTTACAAGAAGGTTTCACTCGCTGGGAGGTTTGGAAAGCAAGTTAGGCGTAAGAGACGTGCAAAGCAGCAATGAAGATAAAAGAATAAGAGTTGAAGAAACCTTTGGCGATTTTAGTAGTGATAAGTTGTTGCAACCTGGAGAAATCATCTCAGCAAACGGTCTTGACTACAAGGGCGGTTCAAGTAAAAGAAAAAACATTGACGTGCTTTTTGAAGTCATTCGAGGCTTGTACGACAATGCTGGAGCGCCAGGCACGACAAAAATTGATGGTTTTATTACTTACGAAATGACATTGACTGTCTCTGTAAGTGGAGAGGACATTCAAGCGGCGGTTGCTCGCGGCACATTGCAAGGCTTAGTCAACGAGACCCAAGAATTTAGCTTTGGTCATAGGCTTGAGATTCCTAAAATTAAGGGAGGCAAGCGAGTTAAGCTTGCGGTTGAAATTATTGATGTCCAGGCTAGTGAAAGGACAAAACTCAAAGTTCAAGGCTACGGCTACAACCTGATTTAAAAAACTATGGCCCTCAACTCAAAAACCAACCTTAAAATAATTGACGCAATTTGCGAGGGTCCAATTGAAGGACTTGCTGAATGGCGTAAAAGCGTTTTGTTGAATGAAACTTTAGTTACAGGTCGGCAAATTGGGCAGACAGTTAGTTTTGCAACAAGGGAAGGAACTCAAGATCAAAAACGTTTTGACGAAAGTTCTTTGCTAGGCAATGACCAGACAACAATTATTGACGTTAATGAACAGCTTGGTAGTAATTATTCTGAAGAGCTTAATGACAACAATCAGGTCGTAAAACGTGATTATGGTACGGGGCAGATAACTCGCGCAATAAACGACAGCGAGGCTGACTTTGTTGTACTTGTGTTTACGATTCCAAAGCTGTACTGCACTGCCAGGGAAGGGCTGGCGCGGGGTCAATTGTTCTTTGCTCAAATTAAATTAGACATTGCACTTAGCGAAGACGGCGGTGCTTTTGAAGACAAATGGTTCAGGGTTGAAGGGCAAGCACAGAGAAATATCATCAAAGGTGTTTCTACGTCCCAATATCAATTTAAGACTAAACCATTTAATCTTTCACGGAACAAAGCCCCGTATAAAATTCGCGTTAGAAAAGTAGAATTTGACAGCGCAGAAGACGCTTTTGAGATCAAGTACACCGATTTTCAGGATCTGCCTAGGACGACACCGTTAGCTAACAACAGGGCAGACACTATTATCTGGAACAGCATTATTGTTGGCAAAAGAATAAAGGTCAGTTACCCTCACACTGCTCTTGTCCATTTAAGTATTGACTCTGAAGAATACAACACCTTGCCTGCGAGGGCGTATGACATCAAGGGTTTAAAAGTACAGATCCCATCAAATGCAACTGTTAGGAGAGACGGTAGCCTTAGATTCGACACTAGTATTCCTTTCGACGGCAGTCTTACCACCAACTTACATTGGACCACCTGCCCGATTTGTTGCTTCTATGACTTGCTTACAAATGATCGTTATGGGGCAGGCGATTTTGTAGACAAGGCCAAAGTTAACTGGGTTGACTTAATTGACCTTGCAAAATACTGCAACGAGGAAATTGATACGCCTGAGGGGAGGCAGCCAAGATTTGCGATTAACACAGTGCTTGGCTCGCAGGCTGAGGCGTATAACGTCTTGCAAGACATGGCAAGCGTCTTCCGTGGAATGATCTTTTGGAAGGCAGACAATGTTCAGATTGCTGCTGACCATGGCAATCTTGGCGAACACAATGCAGAACCACTAGCAGCTATTCATGTTTTTAGTAACTCCAATGTTGTTAATGGAAGTTTCTCTTACAACGGCTCTTCGTTAAAAGCCAGAAGCACTAGGGTTCGCGTAAGGTATAACGATCCTGACAATTTTTATAAACCTAATTTTCTAATTATTGAAGATCAGGCTGCGATTGAAAAGTATGGGGTACAAGAGAAAAGTGTTGTGGCTTTTGGCTGCACTTCAAAATATCAAGCGCAACGTATGGCTCGTTGGGTTTTGCATTCAGAAACGGTGCATGACGACACAGTTAATTTCTCAGTTGGGCTTGAAGGATTAAACGTATTGCCAGGCCAAATATTTGAAGTGTCCGACGAGATGCGCCTATCAACTCGTTTGGCTGGGCGCATTGTTGGTGCGCGAAGAGGGTTTGTGGATTTAGACCAACCTCCAGTGATGCCATCTGGAGCGAATGACAAGATAAGTGTTGTCATGAAAGATGGCACAATTGAAACCCGTCCAATTTTTAGCGATCAAATTAGCGGGAATAGGGTCACGCTTGTTTCTCCTTTTACCCAAGTACCTCCTGATGACGCTCTGTATTCAATCACCAATGATTCGGCAGTTCTTAGAAAATATCGGTGTCTATCAGTAGCGGAAGGAGACGGTGGCGTTTATTCCGTCATTGGCGTTCGTCACGTTGACGGCCTTTACAAATTTGTCGAGGGCGATAGCGCAACTTTAGATCTACCTAAACCATTTATCTACGGTCGGCAACCTGATTCAGTAAGCGATGTAAACATTACATTCCAGCAAATTGATAACGGCACCAGCACAACAAATCGTGCCACTATCTCATGGTCTAGAGGCTTGACTGGGCCAGTCGCAGACTTTGAGGTTAGATGGAGAATAGGGAACGCAGGTAACTGGAATATTGTATTTACCGCCAACACTTCTGTTGATATAGATACAAACATACTTCCTGGCGAAATATTGTACGCAGAAGTTACGGCAAGAGGCCCACAGCCAGATAGGAAAAGATCTGAGATTGGCAGCCAATCGCGAGAAATGCCTGTTCCTGGAACGAGCGACGGGGTTGATGGTGTCTCGAAAATTGTCATTCCGCCTGACCCGGAAGAAGTAACTATTGAAGCTTCTGGTGTTGATCAAGTTATTTTGCGTTGGTCTCCAACAGCTAGCGGCCAAAACGTTGCAAACTTTGTTGCTGTTATTAGGCATTCAAGCAAGCTTGATGGAACAGGTATATGGCCTAACAGCACTTTGCTTAGGAAGGTATCGGCAAGAACGACATCAGTTTTATTGCCATTAATGAATGGTGAGTATTTAGTCAAGTTTGAGAATGCACAGAAACAACGCAGCAGAAATGCAGTTAGCGCCCTTATTAATTTGCCTGATGCTATCCCTAGGTTTAACTTTGAAGTCTTCAGGGAAGACGCAGATTATGGAGCGTTTCCAGGCCAGTCAAGCAATGTTTACTACAACGACACCTACGATGGGTTAATGCTAAGTGGTAACGGTGACTTTGATGCGGTTTTAAACGTTGATCAATTTGATTCAGTAAACACTTTGGCTGCTACGGCTTTAGTAGACGGCGAACAATACGCCATACTGTCTGCAGGCACGACCGACTTTACTGTTATTGGTGCTAGCGATAATAATATAGGAACTATTTTTACAGCTACAGGGCCAGGTTCAGGTACAGGAACGGTCTATGGGTACTTTGACTTTATTGGAGAGCAAGTCCTTAAGGGTGAATACTTCTTTTACAACATTGTCGATTTAGGGGCTAGATACAGCGTCAAGATGCGACGTGTCCTAACGGCGCGAGGTCTTTATTTAAGCGACTTAATTGATGACCGAACAGAAAATATTGACATCTGGTCTGATTTCGATGGCGAAATCCCTGACGGCACAGACGTTCAAGTCTATTTCAGGAGAGAAAACCAAGTAAAAATGACAGCTAACCCTTCTGTAGCCGATCCAGAAATCCTGTACGAAGATGGATCAAAAATTCAGTTTGAAGGCAGCACAGTTACTTTGGCTGTAACAGTTGTTAGTTCCGGGGGGAACAAGTATCGAATTGATGGCTCTAGCACTGACAATGAAACTTTAACCTTGAAAGAAGGCAATATTTATGTTTTTGACCAATCAGATGCAAGCAATTCTGGGCATCCGCTAAAGATAAGCGAAGTAAGTGACGGAACGCATAACGGGGGCTCTGCCTACACAACAGGAGTGACAACGGTTGGAACGCCAGGGACCGCAGGCGCATACACGCAAATTGTTTTAAATGCCGGTGCTCCGACTCTTTATTACTACTGCTCAGCCCATTCAGGCATGGGAGGGCAGTTGAACACAGACGTTGGTGCTTCGTATATACGGCAGGAATCAGATATTTTCTTTGAAGAGTGGATACCGCTTGAAAACAATTCGTATGTGGGACGTTATTTCCAATTCAAGGCTGAACTTATAACAGAGCGAAACGACCAAACTCCGCTTGTTGACGAGCTGGGCGTAACGTTCCAGCTTGAACGCCGCTCTGAAAACAGCAAGTACATAGATTCTGGCCTTGGTCCTAAGAGCGTGACTTTTGACAAAGCCTTTTACGTTGACGGTAATACAAGCGTTTCGGTTGGTATAACTGCTTTAGATTTTGATTCGCAAGATTATTACGTAATGCCGGAACCGACCGCAGAAGGTTTCACGATCACGTTTAAGGGCACTTCAGGCAGTAACACTTTTGTGAATCGACGCTTCAGCTATACTGCGGTGGGATACGGCACACGCGAGGACTAATGGCTCAAGCAGATGGCGTTGTCGCTAACGGAAGCGGCGCAGCAGTAAGAGCTGACATTAATTCGCAGATAGCTGCAGCTTTTACAAATCACAGCGGGGAAACGCCACCAGCGACGACTTTTGCCTACCAATTTTGGGCTGACACAAGCGCAAATCAGTTAAAGATCCGTAATTCTGACAACACCGCTTATTCCTTATTTGGAACCTTAGACGGAAGAACATCCCTTCCAGACGGAACAGACGCTGCACCTTCATTGTTCTTCAGCTCTGACACTAACGTGGGTATTAGGTACGACAGTGCCTATACCTCCTTGGCGTTTATCCGAGGTGGAGTTAAGCAATCTGTTTTTGGCAGAACGTTGGACGGTCAAACCAACGCAATTACGTTTGGCCCTTGTGCCAGACAGACAACAACTGTCAATCCAACCAACGGTACTAATTCAAATAAGGACACTGTTAAAGGACTGTCAATTCAGGATGATGGGCCTCTTCATATTGGAACGGCTGATTCCAAGCGCCCCTTAACCCTCAACATGATGGGTAGCTATGGCACTAACGATGCAAGTGTTGGCAAACACCTGAACTTCAACACAAATGGAATTTTTAGGTTTGGTATTATATGGAATGGCACTGCCGGTGATTTTACTCTTTCTTCTGACTATCGAATTAAAGAAAACGTAGTCAGCCTGACTAGCGCCATCGATAGAATTAAACAAGCGCGACCTGTAAGGTTTAACTTTATTGATAACCCTGGCACGACTTTAGACGGATTTATTGCACACGAAATTGGCGAAGTAGTCCCTGAAAGCATTTGCGGGGCAAAAGATGCTGTTGACGAAAACGGCGATATCGAACCTCAAAGCGTTTTTCTAAAAATGCTTGTTCCGCTCTTAACTGCAGCATTACAAGAATCAATTACAAAGATTGAAGCTCTTGAAACCCGTGTTGCAACCTTGGAGGCTGCCTAATGGCTGATCGAGCTATTTCGACCTTAGTGGCGCTAACCGCGCCAGCTAGCAACGATGTTTTCGTTGTAGTTGACGCTAGTGAGCCCGCTAGCGCCGACAAAAACAAACAATTATCTTTCAGTACGCTGCACAAAACAGCGCCTGATGGATCGGTTACTTCACCATCAATTGGTTTTCTTAGCGACGTAAATCTGACCGGGTTTTATCGCAGTGGTGCGAATGAGATTGGGATTAGTGCTAATGATGCTTTTGTCGCTAAATTCACGACTACCGGGTTTCAAATAGGTGCTGGAACGGCGGCAGCGCAGCTACATCTGTTCAGCACTGACACTACTGATCAAGTCATTATTGAGAACGCTGACACTGGGCTTGATACAGCACCAGATGTTGTGTTGTTCCGCAATTCAGCGACACCTACCGCAGGCGACAACTTAGGCAACCTTGAGTTTCGCGGTAAAAATGATGCAAGCGAATATGTTGCCTACGCGCAAATTACGACGCAGATTGCAGATACAACTGATGCCAGTGAAGACGGCACGCTGCAGTTGATGTCGATGGCGGCTGGTTCGCTTGCTGCTCGCCTTACGTTAAAAAGCAACAGGGTTGGCGTAAACGAGGCTAACCCTGAGCACCCGCTCCACATCACTGAGTCTGTTGCTAACACTGGTCTTTTTATTGAATCAGCGGAAGCCGTTTCAGTAAGCGCAGCTGACATCACTTTGTATCACCATCGTGGTGATGCTGTTGCCGGTCAAGACGCTGACGTTTTAAGCAGTATCAATTTCCAGGGCAATAACGACGCAACGACACCAGAGCTTGTGTTGTTTGGAACGATTGAGTCGTCAATTGTTGATGCGACTGACACGTCAGAAGACGGCAAGCTTGATTTCAAGGTTCAGGCAGCTGGAACGTTGACGAGCATGGCTGCGATTACAGCAGCAAACGTAACGCTTGGAAGCCGCCCAATTTTGCCGACCCTGACGCCTGCTTCTGCAACTGCTACTGGTATTGCTGGTGAGGTGGCATGGGACGCAAACTACATTTACGTTTGCACTGCGGCTAACACCTGGAAACGGGTTGCTATTTCAACTTGGTCGTGATGCCAGTAATATCAGGAAAAGTCTGAGGCGCTATGGCAAATACCAAGATTTCAGAACTAACCGAACTGGTATCTGTTCAAGGTTCAGACGTTGTGCCAATTGTTGACACGCTCAACAACCAAACGAAAAAAGCTACTGTTGTCAATCTGGTCACGACCGGCTTATCAGACACTGCTGTTACTGCCGGGAGCTACACGCTAAGCAGTATTACTGTTGATGCTAAAGGTCGAATTACGGCAGCTTCAAACGGAACTGCTGCAGACACCGACAAGATTGTTGAAGGCGATACGGAAGCTGAGGTTGTTGACACTGGTTCGGATGGCCACTTTAAAGTTACGACCGAAAACGCTGAAAGGTTTCGTGTTGGGCCTGCTGGTCAAATTGGTGTTGGTGGAGCGAATTACGGTACAAGCGGTCAAGTTTTAACAAGTGGTGGGCCATCAGGTGCGATTACTTGGGCAACAGCAGCTGGCGGTGGGGCTACTGGTGGTGGATCAGACGAATGGGCTTTAGAGCATGACAACACGGTCACAACGACTTATACGATTGCTACTGGAAAGAATGTGATTTCTGCTGGCCCGCTTAGTATTAATGCAGCGGCAACCATTACAGTGCCTGCAAATAGTTTTTGGGTGGTTGTCTAATGGCACTGCGACTAAAAGGACAGACCACAGGCTATGTAGAGCTTGCGGCACCTGCTACAGCAGCTGACAACACACTGACGCTGCCAAACGGGAACGGAACGAATGGCCAAGTTTTGACGACTGACGGGTCAGGCGGCTTGTCGTTTACGACAATATCGGTTCCAGCTGCTGGGGTGAGCCTTGGACTTGCTATTGCGTTAGGTTGATCTCATGGCTGAAACTTTTAACAACGCATCCGTCAAACTAACGACGACAAATGCGACAGATTTATACCAAGCACCAACCGGTGCGGCAACAGACCGAGCAATCGTATTGAGTTGTCTAGTCGCTAACGTTGATGGCAGTTCCAATGCAGGAATTACAATTACGTTGACAGACGGCAGTGATGCAGTTCTAAGCACTTTAGTCAGTACAGTTTCTGTTCCAGCCGATGCCTCTTTGGAGATAGTCGCGAACAAAGTTATTATGAAACAATCGCAAAAGTTGAGAGCAACTGCTTCTGCTGCAAACGACCTTGAAGTAACAGTCAGTGCATTGGAGATTACATAATGTCAAATGGTGGTGTTATTGGCAAAAGCAACGTTACAACCTTAACGTTGGCTGGGGGAGTTTGGAGCGTCAATCAGGTATTTAATAGTCGTTTTGATAATATTTGGCCGACGCATAAAGCAATCACTGTTTTAACAGATTTTTTAATTATTGCAGGCGGTGGAGGCGGCGGAGATGATGGGTCCAATCAGTCTAACAATTTTACTGCTGAATCAGGTGGTGGCGCTGGAGGATACTTAAATTCTTATGGGTCAGAGAATAGCGGCAGAAACTCTACTTCCTTGAACGCACTTTCATTAGGAACACTACTTAACTATTCGGTGACTGTCGGGGCAGGTGGCGCAGAGGCTACAAACGGAAGCAACAGCTCTTTAACCGGTACTGCTATCGATGGCGCAAGCATATCTTTAATTGCTATAGGCGGCGGTCGTGGTGGTGACGAAGACAACACCAGTGCAGCCGATGGTGGAGGTGGCGATGGTGGCTCAGGGGGTGGTGGCGGATATGATGGCCCTACTGGTAGCAACGTTTGGCCCCAAGGCGACGGCACGCTTCTCCAAGGTCATGATGGAGGTCAGGTTTACGCTGTTGTCGGCAACCCAAGCATGTGTAGTGCATTTGGCGGTTCATGGTGTTATCCCGAGAGGATTAGAGGCGCTGGTGGTGGTGGCGCTGGGGCTATCGGCCAACATGGCAGTAGTAGTACCTCCGGCGTGGGCGGTGCTGGATTGGCATCATCAATTACCGGAACTAGCGTAATAAGAGCGGCAGGGGGTTCAGGGCGAGGGATTGGAAGTGGAACATTACCAGCTATGCCTACAGGGTCAGGCAGCTCCTCTATTGGCGGCGGCGGTGAAGGTGGAAATAGCTCAAACGCTGGAGGCAATGGCATTGTAATTTTGCGTTATCCAAATACATTTTCATTGACAAACCCAGGCGGCGGTTTGACAATTTCCACGACCACAGACGGAACTGACAAAGTCAGCTCAATTACTGCTGGTTCGGGAACTCTCTCATTCACATCCCCATGAAGTATTACGCAATTATCTCAGCTGAGAATTTAGTAGAGCAAGTCGTTACTGCTTCTGGTAATTCTGAAGAAAGTAAAGCGCACTATGAGTCAGTATTTGGCAAGCGATGTGTTGAAACGTTCCGTGACGGGTCGCAACGCAAAAGATTTGCAGGTGTGGGAATGACGTATTCAGAGACTTTAGACGCATTCATTTATGCCAAACCATTTGCTAGCTGGATTTTAAATAGCGAAACTGCAGCATGGGAGGCTCCAATAGCTAAGCCTGTGGATACAGCTACTCAGGTTCATGGGTGGGACGAAAGCAGTACGTCTTGGCAGGTATCAACACGCTTTAATTTGTCGCAAGCTGATGCTGACCTTATAGCGACTGTTTCGACAGCAGAAGAGCTTGAAGCCATTAAGGGTCAACTTTCTGACGATGGACGTGCCCAGCTAGGACTGGTCAGCTAATGTTGGTGTAATTGCCCTACGGCTGGCCTAGCAATGGCGTTTGGAACGGTAAAGGTCGATTCGATTACGACCAGCACCAAGACGGTCACAGTTGACAACGTCTTGGATTCAACTGCTATTGGCAGCACTGTTCAGGGGTTTGACGCTGACACTGCAAAGACTGATGTAGCGCAGACGTTTACCGCTAGCCAACGCGGTGAGATTACAACGCTGACAAGTGGTTCGACGGTAACGCCTGATTTTGCGGCAAGTAATAATTTCACGTTGACGTTGGGCGAAAACTTGACGCTTGCTAACCCAACAAACCTTGTAGCTGGTCAATCCGGATCAATCTTTTTAGTGCAAGACGGCACTGGATCGCGGACTATTACTTGGGAAAGTTACTGGGACTGGGCTGGTGGAACGCCGCCAACGTTAAGCACTGCTGCCAGTTCGGTGGATCGTTTGGATTACATTGTTCGCACCACAGGCTCAATTCATTCTGTTGTAACTCTGGCTTACTCATGAGCGTTATTGGAAGCAGCATTCTTGCTGGAGCGTCTGGCGCAGCAGGTGGCGGAAGCAAGGTTTACGTTGATGATGTTTTTAGTACGTTTGTATATACTGGCAATGGAACAGCCCGTAGTATAAATAATGGAATTGATTTAGCAGGCGAAGGTGGTTTAGTTTGGATAAAAAATAGAGATAATGGTTATCAAGATCACGTACTTAACGATACTGAAAGAGGTGCTGGTCAGACGCTTAGATCTGATTCCGCAAATGCTCAGTTTCTTAGCACTGCTAGATTTAGTGCCTTTAATTCAAATGGATTTTCAGTTGGAACTGATAGTGGAACTAATAATAATAATGAAGACATTGTCTCCTGGACATTCCGCAAAGCGCCTGGTTTCTTTGATGTAGTTACTTGGGTGGGAAATGATGTAGTTGGTAGACAAATTCCTCATTCACTCGGCAGTGTTCCGGGTATGATTATCGTAAAAGCCTATAACACTTCTAGTGAAAGTTGGCATGTTTATCATAGGTCTCTTGGTAGCACCAAATACTTACTTTTAAATAGTACCAATGCAGAAAATACTGGAGTTACTGTCTGGAACAGTACAACACCAACATCCACTCATTTTACTCTTGCTAATAATAATGGCACGAATGGATTCTATAATTACGTCGCCTACGTCTTTGCTCATGACGACGCACAGTTTGGCACGGATGAGGATGAAAGTATTATTAAATGTGGGAGTTATACGGGAAGTTCTTCGGGCGTAAATATTAATTTAGGATTTGAACCTCAGTGGGTAATGGTAAAACGAACCAATGGCTCAGGCTCATGGTACATGATGGATACTATGAGAGGTTTTACAGCATCTAATGATCCTCGAAGTTTAAAGGCTGACTCAGCTGATGCAGAAGGTGGTATATCCAAATATAGAATTACTAGCACAGGTTTTGACTGGAATAGTGATTCCGGGGACAGTGGTCAACAATACGTCTACATGGCAATCCGCCGTCCTAATAAGCCGCCTGAAACTGGGGCGGAAGTGTTTGCTATAGATTACGGGGATGACTCTTCTACTATTCCATGTTTTAACAGTGTATTTCCTGTTGATTTTGCGATTCGCTGCTCGCCTGCCCTGAATGGAAACGATCACCGAGCACTCTCAAGACTACAAGGAAAGCGAGCTTTGTTTACGTCTTCAGCTGTTAACGAATCCACTGATAACGATACAGTTTGGGATTCTATGGCTGGCTACGGAAAGGGAATTAATAACAATTTTCTCTCTTACATGTTCAAACGTGCCCCTGGTTTCATGGATGTAGTTGCATATAGCGGGACAGTTACTGGCAACTCCGACTCTCAAACTGTTCCTCATAATTTAGGTGTAACCCCTGAGTTAATGCTTGTAAAGCGAAGAACTGGCAGTACTCAATGGTATGTTTATAGTGATGCTTTAACTAATCCTTTAACTCAAAAATTAGTATTAAATGATTCTGGTGATGCATCAGCTACAAGTAATGCTTGGGGGACAAGTTCATCCCCAACAGCCCCAAATGCCAATAACTTTACTGTTGGTTATGCTACTGGTACTGGTTGGGTGACAGCGGGAGATTTTGTTGCCTACCTATTCGCGACCCTACCCGGTATTAGTAAAGTAGGCAGTTACAGCGGTTATTCAAGCAACGCGGTTGACGTTAACTGTGGGTTTGCTGCAGGTGCAAGATTTATCTTGATTAAACGCACAAATAGCCCTGGTGGTAATTGGTACGTTTGGGATACAACGCGAGGCATTGTAAGTGGTAATGACCCTTACCTAGTTTTAGATGACGCTGTACCTCAAGTAACAAATACTGATTATATCGATCCGCTTACTACCGGCTTTACAGTTACTGCGTCAGCCCCTGCTGCTCTTAATGCAACTGGCGGCACTTACATTTTCCTCGCCATTGCCTAATCATGGAAATCCGCAACCGCTCCACAGGCGCTGTCACTACTGTCAGTCAGTTCAAAGCTGAGTACCCAAACACCAGCTTCCCAAAACAGATCACAACAGAGGTCTTAAACAGTTTTGGCTATGACGCTGTTTTGAATGGAGCGGCGGCAACTGTCACTGCTCCTTATGGCGTCAGCACCCGTAGTGGTGTTGAAGAGGTTAGTGGGCAATGGTTTACCAAGTTCATTGCCGGTCCTGTTTTTGCTGACACAACTGATGACGAGGGCAACGTAACGACAGCAGCCGACAACGAAGCGGCATATAGAGCAAGCGTTGATGCAAATGCTGCCAGATCTGTTCGTAAAGAGCGTGACAGGCTTATTGCTGAGACTGACTGGGTTGTTGTTATGGCAAAAGAGACTGGAACGAACATTGCCGCTGCAATGAAAACGTATAGGCAAGCGTTACGCGATTTACCGTCAGCAGATGGTTTTCCGCATACGATGACTTGGCCGACTAAGCCTTCATGACCTTTGCTTTTGGGGTGCTAGCTGGGGTTGTACTAACAACCCTTGTCTTAGCCTTTGATCCAGATGATGACCTTTATGAGGATGAGCGACGTGACTGCTAGACCTGATCCACTGATTCCTTGCAAGCCAGGGGCAGAAGATCTTGAAGCAATGAACAACCGCAATGTCTGGCTCGACATGCTTTACAAGCTTGAAGGTCGCGATAAAGCTGATCATCCAAGGCGTGGTCTTTACACCGGACTACACAAGAAGCACTTTTCAACGTTCCCTGGAACGGATGAGAACTGAAGAACACATTCAAAACCGTCCATTGACTGGGCCAGTTAATCTGGTGCAAGGAAACCTATCCTCTTCTAAAAATGATCAAGTCTTTTGTTCTTTCTGCAGCCGCTACGGCAGTTGCATTGGCACCAACGTCTGCCCTCGCTGGTCCTTACCTGAACCCAGAATTTAACGGTGCAACTGTTGGCGACGACTATTTAGGTGGTGCGCTGAATCTTGACGTTGGCTATGAAGGCGGTGAAGGCGCTTATTCCTGGTTTATCCAAGGCGGCCCTGCAATCCTGATGCCAAACGGTTCCGAGAACGAAGTTGAGTTTGCCGGTAAATTCGGTGGATCAGTAGAAGTTGCTGAAAACGTTAGTTTCTACGGAGAACTCAGCGGCGTAACTGGCGACGAATTTAGCTGGGGTTCCAAGCTTGGCCTCAAGTACTCATTCTGAGCTAGCATTTAGCCGGAAGAGCAACTGCACCTCCCTTGATCTCACACAGCAAGGGAGGTTTTTCTTTGGATCCTGATCATGCAAAAGGTTTTTAACCTGCTTGGCGTTCTAGGTTTTGTAATGTCTGGAACGATGGTTGTTGGGTCGTTGGTGCTTTACACCAGGATCCCATCGCTGACAAAGTATTACATGAGTGAATTAACGCTAGAGCTGACCAAGGTTGTAACTCAGATGGTGCCAGCCAAGCTTGATGATGTAATGCCTGAACTGCCATCAGCAACAGGGCCAGCAATCGAAACGCCTAAATTACCGTTCTGATTCGGTGCCTGAAATACCTGAGATTGGTGTGGGGCGTGTTTACGTCCCAGAAATACCAGCTTGGAGAGGCATCCCACCGCAAAGCATTCCGCAGGAGCCGCCAATTACGTTAATGCTGGGTTTCCCAGTCGCAGATATACCTGGCTGCGTTGAGACAAGAAATTCACAGCCCGGCAACGCAGACGCTTACACCAATGACCCAAAGGGCAACTTTGTTGTTTGCGATGGAACGATGCCAAGTTATGACGCGCTGGATTTTACGCCTGGCACGTTGACTTATGGGAGAGCTAAGCCGCCAGCTATTGAGGCACCAAAAGAAAAACCGGTTGAGTCGAAGCAACCGGCCAAGTCCCCTTCACCAGCAGCCTCCCAACTTGCTGGCGTTCCAAATGTAGACACGGAGTTGCCATGTCCGCCACCAGACGCAATACCTATCGGAGCTAAAAATAAGCTTCAGACTGCTGTGATCATTGGCTATGAGCGGATTGATGGAGAATGCAAAGCACAGCTCGACCCGTTGGACATACCAGCGATCCTCGGCAACCACTTACCTGGCACACCTGTTGTGGTCACGACTGCAACGATTGCGGCAGTGGCAACAACAGCGGCAATCTTTGCCAAACCATTAGGAGACATCCTGCTGAAGGTGATCAAGCCTCTTATCAAAAAGACGATCAAAAAAATTAAGGAGAAGCTGGGGAAGAAGGTTGTTGTTGAGTCGGCTTGGCAACGCCGGAAGTTTCAGAGGTCTCTAAAGAAGTAGGGATTGAATGTATGTGGGGCGGCAGGACGCCTGGCGGGTTAGTCAGGACAACATCAGCGCAGATTGACGCATAGGGGCTTTTGGGATGAAACATGATGCCTTCTTTCATTAAACCAGCGCAATTTTTAAGCCTTGCAATTTCGTAGTTCAACCTTTTGTCTGCAAGTGTTGCATCTAGAAGTGCCACTTGTTTTTCGGCGGCTTTGCGACAAGTTCGTACGTGATGACGATCCAGCGGTATCGAAATTGTGGCAGTGATGCCGCCGTTAATCGATAGGTTAGTTTTTTGTCCTGTTCTAATTGGCTTGTAAAAGAGGATATCGCCCGGATTGTCTGGTCTGCCATCTGGGACAGGATTGCCTTCAGGGTCAAACGCACCAATAACATCGATCGTGTCATATACAGGTTCGTTGTAATGGCTTTCGTACGGTTGTGCCCAACCTGTTGTTGTACTGATGAAAGGGTTGATGCTTAGCGTTGCACCTTGGCAGCTAATCCCACCGCCGTAAGTATTAGTGAACTGTCTTGCTGGTACGACCTGAACAGCTTGGTTGGTAACTGAGCCAGAGCTGTTTGCTACTGGAGCGGCAGTGCTTGAGACCTGTGCTTGTGCTGGAGCGGTTAGCAGCAAAAGCGTTGCGATAACTCGCTTCATTGACTAAAGGTGCTTGTCGTCTCTGTTAAAGATTCAATGTCTGTTTCTCTGTTAATGAGAGCGTGGGAAGTAAGCCCTGGCCCTTGGAGCGTTTCGACGAACTGAAATGATGCACCTTGGTTGATGATGTTCCAAGTAGGTTTGCTAGCAGGGTCAAGACCAGTCCAACGACTAGAAACACCATTGAGAGTGTTTGTTGTTGTCGTCAGACTAGCCGGAGCAATGCTGCCACCAATCGGAGCAATATTAGTTCCGCTTGCGCTGTACTCATATCCTGTTCTGTACTCGTAAGAGTTGATCACTTCAGTCACTTTTGTTTTGGTGCGTGTCGTGGAAGACAGAACACCTTGCTGAAAATTTGGCACTACAGGAATTGCTGCAGCTGGAGCAGCCAAAAGCAACAGCAGCAGGATTCTCATTTAATAGTCAGCTCCTGAATAACTTGTCCGATTGCAGTCGTACCAGCACCACCTGCTGTAATTGTCATTGCACCATCTGTAGCAAGCGTTCCAGCCAAAGTGCCAGCTACACCGCCTGCAGTTGTCGTTGTATTTCCGAATGTAGGTAGTGCTGGGACGACGCCTGCAGTAACAGTTGTTGAAAGAGCAGCTGGGGTGTTATCGCCGCCTATAAACGTTTCTGAATATGAAAAGCTGTCACCAGCAGTAGTAATAGTAAACTCGCCAGGAGTGTAACCAAGAGCGGTCCCTGCGCTATAGCTCCCGAACTTAGGCACAGTACCCAAAGTGACGTTAGAGCCAGATACAGATAGTGAAGAGCCGATGCGATTTGCTTGGGACGCTGCTCCATCAACAGTTAGCGAAATTGAAGATTTAATAGCGTGCGTAATGTCTGCCGAAGCAGGACTTATCGCAAAGAATGTTAGGCACGATACAAAAAGAAAACGCCTCATTTTGGCTTGGAGGTAGGGGTTTCTTCCTTAAGTGTAGGCTGCTCTTTCTTCTTTTTATTGTTGCCAACAGCTAGACCAAAAGACGCTGCCGTGCCAGACAAAATGGAAGCTGGGTAGGTGGGGTCAAGCGATTGTTTGAAGACGCCAAGGTAATTAGCAGTCAGGATCGCCATTGCCCAAGCAAGCAGGACAACCTTGATTACATCGCCTAGGCGTGAGTTGTCGCTCTCTTGTTCTTGCTTTGCTTGTTCTTCTGCCATGATGAGTTCACGCTAGAGGTCGAATGGTGGTTGAAATCTGGGCTGCTGTAGCTGGAGCGTCAATAGGCGTGGCCGCTTCTGGTATCAAAGGTGCCAACCGTGAGACACAGCATGGAAGGGATTCTTTGGTGCGTCTCACTTCAGCTGTCGATAATTTAGCGTCAAGAATGGATGTGCTCCATGCCGACTTGCGAGTAAGGGATCAGGAGCTATTCGCTCGAATCTCAGACCTAGAGCAGAATGTTGCAAGGCTTGAGGGACATCAAAACCGCGTTTAGACTTTCGGCACACACAGTGCTGTCATGGTTTTACTTCTAAAGCCAATCCTGTTTAGCTTCATCAAATCAAAGGCCGTAAAACAACTGCTACTTGACTGTCTGATCAAGATCAGCGAGCAGACAGACAACCAGCTAGACGATGTGGCTTGCAAGTATGTCCAGGATTTACTGTTCCCTGGAGAGCGCGTTGAGAAGTAAATGTGGGTTTGGGTCGTAGTTGTGGTTTTATCGTTGCTCCCCTTCTTTCAGTTCTTTAAAAAAGGTGATCCCCATCAGCTAGCTGCGATTGCGGAGCTAGAGAAGTCGATCGATCAAGATCTACTTGACGATGAGTCTGAGTGGTTTGAGATGTGGAAGGCTAGTGGCATCCATCAAGAGGTTTACGGCGTCCCGTATTACAACCAAATGGATAGCCTTACCGGCTATGGCTACCGGGAATGCTTTGATGCAGCGGCTGCAATGGTTGTAGCGTTCCACCATGGCGTAAGAAGCCAAGATGCTTATCGTCATGTACGCCGAAAGTTTGGTGATACGACAGCAGTCCACGCTCAGGTTTCTGCGTTGAGATCACTTGGCTTGGATGCTGATTTTCGCAGGGATGCCAGGGTTGAAGACATTGAGATTGAGATCGATGCTGGCAGGCCAATCATGGTTGGCTGGTTGCATAAAGGCGATCTAACCAAAGGCAATCCAGCAGTATGCGACAGCGAAGGCTGTGGTCATTGGAGCGTAATCATTGGCTACGACAAGGATGATTTCATTGCCATGGATCCAATGGGTAAGCCAGATATGGATCATGGCGGCCATGACATTACAAAGTCAGGTGAGTTGATAAGGATGTCGCGTCCTGCTTTTTATCAACGCTGGTCTATCGAAGGAGAAGCCTCGGGCTGGGCTGTATTTGTTGATCGATGAATTGGGGTTATGTCAGTGCGTTTTGGACAACAGTCGTGATGAACTGTGTCCAACCCGTGAATTGGCAGGCTTGTTTACCAGTGCAGGACTGGTTATTTCCAGCTATAGGTGATTACATACGGTTCAAGACGGAGGAACCTTATGCTTCCGAAAAGCGGGCCTTACGATCCATCAATGGAATGGATGGTCGTTGAACAGAGTCTTGAAGAGGAGTTGACACTCGAACGCAGCATTAGGGAGATTGAGGATTGCGAGAACATAGATGTGCTGTCACAGCTTTGTGTTGCTATGGCGCGTCAACAGTGGCATCAGGGCAAGTTGCTAAAACAAGCTGTTGGACATATCGCTGGACTGGAACAGGTTTAGGGCTCTTCCTTGAGGCCAGCACGTTCACGTCGCTTGGCAGCACGTCCAGCAATTCTTGCTTCTACAGAGTTCTGCCACTCTTGCTTGTCTTGGATTAGGGCTTGTTCGTACGTTTCCAGGTTGTTTTCACTGGCGATGTGGTCATAAATAATTTCACGCATTAAGGACGAGGGTTTAATGCTTTTTTCTGCGGCTTCAAGTAAGAACAACGCTCCACGATTTGGATCTAGGAGAACTTGGATGTAAACACGCTTGCCGTGATTGCTTGCCATCAAACGGCACAATAGTACAGTAATGTTACCATGTTACTGAGTTGTCAACCTTCTTCTCCCAAGCATTGGCCTGTGCTTTTCGAGCGGAAGATCGTTGACGGCTTGAACCTGCTCTAATCTTTTTGGCTCCTTCTAGGAGCATTGCAGCTCGTTGGATGTCAGCAGTCGCGGCTGATCTAACTGCTGCATATAGACGATCCAGCATCAGTTGACGCCCTGATTTTGGTAGAGGCATCAGCCATCGCTCCAGCAAGCGTTTGATGGAACGTTATCTCATTATTCTCTGTTAGCACAATCCATGTGCTGTCATTGCGAAAGATTTTAAGTTTCAAGCTTGTTGCGAGAGTTGTTTAATCCAGGCAAAGTCTTCCATTGGTGAAGCGGTGATGACACTTACATCAACCCCGCATGAAAGAGCAGCAGAGACCTGGGCTTGAAAGTAATTGGGGTCACTTTCGTAAGTTACCTGCTCTACAGACAAGGGTTTGTGGTCTTCGTCGTAGGCAGTAAATCGAGCAATGGCTAGCGGGAAGTGCTCGTCATCATCATCAACCTGGCAGTAATACAGATTAATTTTTTGCTGCACGAAGACTGGCTCCTGAGAACTCTGTAAAGACTGATGCCACAACGCTTTCAGCCTGATGACGACCAATAAGATGGCCACAACGCTTACGAACCCTAACAACAGCTTTGTTGTAATCATCGGGCGTAATATCAAAGCTTGTTTGAGAGTTAAGGATGAGGTCACGGATCAATTCTGATCTTCCAACGCCAATGCTTTCTGCTTGATCAGAAAGACGTTTGGCGACTTCCTCGGGGAGGTAGGTTTCGACTCTTTTCATTCCGTGATTTTACGGGTTTCTTTTTGGATTTCTTGGATTTGTTGGACGATTTAACTCTGGGTTTGGAGCGTACCAAAGCAACGGTTTCAAGGTAGCCCGGAGGTTCGGGAACACCAGCCTTGCTAAGGATTTCGCTCCAATTCATCGAAAGGCTTCTCGCGCGTATAGATGCCGTAGGTGTCCCAACCGCCCCAAATGCTAGTGATAGCAATGGAAGAAGGTTGGGACAGGGGGTTGGGACAGTTAGATGTGTCCCAGCTCATCCGCACCAATATCAACAACAACAGAACCCTCAGAAAGGTTGGGACAGGATAGGGGTGTCCCAACCTTGTGTCCCACCTCAGATACCGTTCCAGCACTAGCATCTACCCCTAGTTGGGACACTTTCTTACCCTCTCCACGCGCGAGTATTGCTTTATAGGAGTTGACTTGTTGTTTGGAACGGGACTTGTCTGAGGCGTTTGAGACTACTAAGCCTCGTTTTTCTAATCGTTGGAGCGATTTGCGTATAGCGGCTGTTTTGCCATTGATGAGTGGGTCGTAAAACAGATCCTCGATAGTGCGTGATTCAGGGTGAACGACTCTGAGTTTTTGAAGGACACGATCAGCAACGGAAGCTGGTGACGTGTTGTTTTCATCCACTTCGGGCGTGAAGTCACTGATGGTGAAGGACAGGTCATCTTGCATTTGCATGACGAGCTGGGTGTCCATGCGACCTGAGCGTGACTTTTCGATTGTGATCAGACGGCTATGACCGCCTACACGGCCTTTCTCCTCGTCAGTTGGCTTGCGTAACGCCCAAGTCTCGTCAACTGCATCACGGATGGCTGAGGTGCCTCTGAAGCCACCGTTCTTGTTGGCGTGATGAACGATGAGGATTGTGGTGGCGGGGAAGAGGTCGCCATTGTTTTTGGTAAGCCAATACAAGGGCTGAGCAAATTCAGATTTGTTCTCATCAAAGGCTCGACCACCAGAGCAACCAATAAGCGAGTCAATGACAACGAGCTTGGGGCGGTGCTTCTCCATGAGCTTGATGAACTGTGCATAGCGTTGAAGCTGCCAGTCGGTCTGGATCAGGGTCTGATCAGTGATAGGGAAGTCCATCTCTTCCAGTTGTTCTTTGAGTTGAACCAAAGGCTGATCACCATTAAGCAGGAGAACAGGGCCTTGTTCGACTGGGACGTGATTGCCACGAACCAAGAAGGGTTGACCAGTTGCAATGTGCTTTGCAAGAGCCCAAGCGGACATGGATTTACCGTCACCACCAGCGCCATAGATCAAGACGACAGAAGGATGAGGCAGGACATCAGGGATCAAGTAATCACGTTTGGCGTCCAGCTTCATTAGCTCCTTAACGGTCATGAGGTCTTGAGCTTTTTCGTACGACAGTTGATCGACGATTAATTTCTCAAGGGCTGATTGATCTCTGTAACCAGCCTGCAGGGCAAGGGTATTGAGCTTGTAATTAACCTCAGCCGGGTTATCCAGATCAAGGATGTGTTTGGCGCGGCGGATGACTTCATCGAAATCCAGGGTTGCTTGGCGCGTTTCCTGGACTACTTTTTCTTCTGCTGATTTGACGACTTTGGCCAGATCGTCTGAAAACCTACGGCGTTCTGGATCCTCCCTGTCAGCCAAGAAAATTAAAGTACCGATGCCAATGCCGTTGCCTTTGAAGGTGTTCCAGGCGTCAGCACAAGGGTTGGAGTCTTCCCATTCAGAGGCGTAATCAGGATCCTCTGCTGACCATGCTGACCAAAGCATGAAGCCCATTTCATTGG